GGTTGACGCCACTACTGGGTCGAACTTTGTCGTCTTCACCCGCGCCAGTAGTGGGACGTATGTGGGCAGCGATGGGCTGATCAAGACGGCGACAACAGACGAAGCACGGTTCGATCACGACCCAACGACAGGTGAGAGCTTGGGGTTGTTGGTGGAGGAAAGTAGGACGAATTTGCTGCTGAATAGCGCCACGCTTGCTACCCAGAATGTCACCGTTACTGCTATAGCCCACACGCTTAGTTTTTACGGCACAGGTACAGTCACGTTGAGCGGTGCACATTCGGCCACCTTAGTGGGTACTGGTGCATATCCATCACGCGTTGCGCTGACCTTTACTCCAACGGCTGGTACGCTGACCGTCACTGTGAGCGGCACTGTGGAGTACGCAAACTTAGAAATTGGTGTTGGTGGATCAGGTGTATCTTTCCCCACCAGTTACATCCCCACAACCGGCTCTACTGCCACCCGCGCTGCTGACGTGGCCAGTATTAGTGGTAGCAACTTCTCTAGTTGGTTCAATGCAAGCGAAGGAAGTATTTTTAGCGATTCACGCATCATTCAATCTGCTACGCAAACGCAGGTTGTTTACCATTTTGATGGCGCCAACTACGACATCAGCCTTAGACAGCCTCAAGTCCTTGCGGACCAGTTCCGCGCCAGCATTGGCAATCAGTTCACGCCTGCTCCCGGCACCGGAGACGCACTTTCTGCAGGCACGACTAAAGCAGCCGTGGCTTACCTCGGGACTGCAGGCCGCCTGCAGGTTGGCTCAGCCGGCGACAACGCCACGATGGCTGGAACCTTGGACGCTAGCCAATTATTTATTGGCAGCTTGAACGGCGCTACTCAGCTAAATGGAACGTTAAAACGCCTCGCTTATTGGAGCCAACGTCTTCCGAATGAAGTTTTGCAGGCAATCACCACCTAGCCCTCGTGGTGAGCAACGCTAATGACTGAAGAACTCCTCACACCTCCCACGCCTACCATGTTCCGCTTCCCAGATGAAGCGACTGGCATGGACGCCATCAAGGCTGCGGGGTTTGCTGTCATGGATGAGGACGGCATCGTGCGTCTGATCACCGCCAGCCACTCCCACGCCCTTGATGTAATCGGAACTATCTGCCGTGGTGGTGAATGGGATGAAGATGGCAATGAGATCACCCCGCCTAAAGTGCTCGAAGGTTGGCACATCAACTATCGCGGTGTAGTGCCGGATGAGTGGTTGCAGTATGCAGTGTGGCCGGAGCAACCGGCGAGAGTGTTTGCCTAACCTGCTGCTATGGCTTTCACCGAAGACTTAGACCTGTTCCTAGACACCGACGAGATGGCGGTGCCAGTGACGGCCGGCAGCGTCTCAGGCAATGGCATCCTCGACATGCCAAGCGAGACCATTGCCGGCGGCATGGTGGTCAGCACGGACTACAGCCTGATATGCCGAGCTGATCTGTTCGGTGATCTGATGCACGGCGCTGGCATCAACGTCGATGGCTATCCCTACACGTTGATTGGCCCGCCGATGCTGCTAGACGATGGTGCCTTCTGCAGCCTGACCCTCCAGCGCACTGTGACGCCAGAGCAAAACACATCAGACGACACGGTGCTTGATGGCGACAGCGTTAGCACCACCAGCACCGTGGTGATGGATGGTGGCGCTGCTGACACGACCTACATTGAAGGCAACGTGCTTGATAGCGGCAGCGCATGACGACCTACACCCGTTTCAAGCTGCGCAACGACACGGCAGCTGATTGGACCGCTGCCAACCCTGTTCTGCTGCAGGGTGAGATCGGCGTCGAGACCGACACACGCCGATACAAGATCGGTGATGGCACGACGGCATGGTCAAGCCTGAGTTACTACATCGAGGGTGTGCTGGCACGCGGCCAGGCCAGCAAAACCACAAGCGGCACCATTGCCATCACAAGCGCCGGCACCTACCAAAGCACAGGCCTCACGGCGACGTTTGACAGCGCAACCGACTATCAGGTGGTGCTGGGCACTAGCGATACGTTTGGCCTGAAGAACGACAGCGGCGCAACCAAGCTCTTCATGGTTCAGGCCAGCATGGATGCCTATGCCGGCAACAACCATACGCTCGGCATCAAGCTGGCCAAGAACGGCGTTGGCATTGATCAGTCTGAGTGCCGCGCTTTCAGCGGCTCTACGGGGCAGATTGCAAAGCTCTTCTGCTTCTGGATGATTGAGCTTGCTGATGGCGATGAAGTCGCGCTTTATGTAGCCAACATCAACGACACAACCACGATCCAATTCCAACGCGGCCGCATCAGCGCGATCGAGGTGCGCAGCTGATGGCCAGCATCCGCGAGCAGATTCTGCAGTCCCTGACCACTACGTTGGCCGCTACCAGTGGCGTGCGGGCTGTCTACCGCTCACGAGCTGAGGCCTTCGGTCGCAGCGAAGCGCCAGTGCTGGTCATTCAGCCTGGCCCCGGCCGTGCGCAGCGGCACAGCACCTGCAAGCTGCACCATACGCTTGATGTTGAAGTGATCGTTCACACCCGAGGCGCAACACCAGACAGCCTTGCGGATCCGATCATCGTCTCAGCTCATGCGCTGATCATGGCCGACACCACGATTGGCGGCTTGGCAACGGACATCGTGCCAACCAATAACGACCCACAGATCGACCCAGGAGATCTATCGAGCATGTGGTGGGTTCACACCTATGAAGTGCAGTATCGAACCCGTGAGGCCGATCTGACGCAGGCTTGATAGCGTGATCTCATTGGCTAATTGAACATGGCCCGCAAACCATCTATTCCGCCGTTGCCGTCTGATGGCGGATCGTACGAGCTGATTGATGGCAAATGGATCTGCACGCAGCGCACGGTGCAGCCTGGCGAAGAGCAGCCCTGCCAGAATGAGCCAGAAGCTGCCCCGATTTTTGAGGATTGATCATGGCCCTGTGGCGTAACCGACTGGCCTTGGTCAAGGCCGAATCCACCTACAACACATCTCCCAGTCCAGCGGCTACTGATGCGCTGCTGTTCACCGAGCTGGACGTTGAACCGCTCAGCCTTGAGCTGGCCGAGCGCGAGACGGTGCAGACCTATTTCGGCAACCGCAAGGGCTTGGTGGCTCAGCGGTCAGTGCCGATCAGCGCCACGGTGGAGCTCGCTGGCAGTGGTACTGCTGGCACGGCGCCACGCTTTGGCCCGATGCTCAAGGCATCCGGTCTCGGCGAAACCATCGTGGGCGGCACCAGCGTCACCTATGCGCCGGTGAGCACTGCATTCAGCAGCTACGCGATGCAGTTCTTCATCGACAACGGCAGCGAGCAGTCGATCGGTGGCATCCGCGGTTCGTTTGATCTGAATCTGGCAGTTAACAGCATCCCGACGATTGCCTTCTCGCACATGGGGATCTGGTCTGCACCGACCGCGCTAAGCCGTCCTAGCGAGACCTACAGCGACCAAGCCGCGCCGGTTGTGGTGAATGCTGACAACACCGCCACCGTGAGCGTGCATGGCTTCTCGGCCTGCATGACGGAGTTCTCGCTGAGCCTCGGCACTGAGATGGTCTTCGAGCAGAAGGCCGGCTGTGCCAAACAGGTGCGGCTGACTGATCGCCGCACTAGCGGCAGCATCACAATCGAGCTCCCAGCCTTCGCTACCAAGGATTTCCTGGCTATCGCAAGCGCTCAAACTGAGGGAGCGATCACATGGGTGCATGGCGGCACCGCGGGCAACATCGCAACCTTCACCGCCAATCAGGCGGCTTTTGATTCGCCTACCTTTGTTGAGAGCGACAGCGTGACTCATGTGACCCTGCCGTTCCGTCTGTTGCCGACTTCAGCCGGCAACGATGACTTTACCCTCGCATTTACCTGATCTGCATGGCCCTTGTTCTGAAGCAGAAAGAGCCCTACCGCTGGCCCCTGAAGATCACGCTGCCGGCTGATGACGGCAAACGTGCTACGGAGTCATTCACGGGAATCTTTGCATGGCTGAGCCAGTCGCGGATTGAAGAGATCCGGCGGACGGTGCGGATGCAGAGCATGGGCCTGGCCGATCCTGACCAGCAGGAGATCGACGACATCAGCGCCGCGAAGGAGGTGCTGGTGGGCTGGGCTGATGTGCTCGACGATGAGGGCGACGCAGTGCCGTTCAGCGATCGGGCATTAGATCAGCTGTTGCAGTTGCCGACCGTTGCTGGGCAGATCGTCAAGCAGTGGCAGCAGTCTCTGGAGGCCACCAAGAAGGGAAACTGACAGGCGTCGTCGATTACTGGTATCGCGGTGGCGACGGCGCCGGTTCAGACCTTGAGGAGCAGCTAGCCCGCTATGGGTTGACTGAGTCACATCTGCCGGAGCATGTAAGGCGGCCGGCGGATGTGGTTGTATGGCCTGAGCATGAGGAGGCGGTGATGCTGTTCATGCTGATGTCCACGCAATGGCGGATTGGCATGAGTGGCCGGTGCGGGCTGGATTATGGCGTGCTGTTTTCGCTGATGGATCTCTACGATGTGAAGAACAGGCGCGAGGCCTTGGAGAACCTGCAGATCATGGAAGCGCACGCACTGCAGCTGTTCGCCAAGGCGCAGCCGGCCACAAGCGGGAGGGCTGGGTGATGGCGATGAATATGGATGCAGTTCTGCGGATTGCGGCCAAGGTGAGCGGCCTGCGGCAGATCGGGCAACTGCAAGATGGCCTCAAGGGTGTGGAAGGTCGCTCCAAAGCAGCAGGAGCGGCTGCACAGGGCCTTGGCGTCGCCATGCGTGGTCTGAGCTCTTCCATCGCTGCAGTGCTTGGCCCGTTGTCGGCTGGTGTGGTGGTCGCTAAGTGGTTCGATGGATTCAACCAGGCTGAGCTGGCGGCGCAGAAGGTCAACAGTTTGGGCGTCAACGTGAAGGATCTGCAGGTTGAGCTGTTGCGCGTATCAACAGCAAGCGGTGGCTTGGCCAGTCAGACCGAACTGATGGCAGCTGCTTATGACGTAGCCTCGGCCGGCTTTGGCAATGCCAGCGACAACGCCAAGATTCTGGAGGCATCGCTTAATGGTGCGGTGGGCGGTTTGTCTGAGATCGGCACAGTGGCCGATGCTGCTACGTCTGTGCTCAATGCTTATGGGCTTTCTGCTGACAACGCCACAAAGCTGATCGACGGATTCATTCAGACGCAGAACGACGGCAAGATTGTTGTTGATCAGTATGCGCAGCAGATCGGCAAGGTCGCGCCGATTGCTGCAGCAGCTGGCGTTTCAA